TATTTGCCATTTACCCTCCTATCCTAATGCGATTGCCAATGCTGTTGGATCTTCAGTTGAAAAACCTGCACTAGATAAATATGTTTTTACGTCTGATAAAGCAACTTGCTTCATCGTTCCTGCATCATTAGTAACAACTCTATCTGCATCTACTAAAGTTGTTGATGAAGCAGATGTGTTACCATCCATGATGTTTAGTTCTGTGGTTGTTGTAGTTACACCATCTAAAATATTTACTTCTGTGGCCGTAGCTGTGATGGCCACATCTTCATTTAGTTTTGGAGAAGTTAAAGTTTTATTTGTAAGTGTTGCTGTTGAAGATGTTGAAACTATTCTAGCATCGCCACCCGTGCTTGGTAACGTGAGAACATTATTAGCACTTTCAGAGTGTGGCGCGGCAATAATAGTTTGTCCGTGACTATTACTTTCACAGTTAAGAACAATTTTACCTTGATTAGTGTTGCCCCTTACAACAATTTTACCAGTGCCATTTGGTGCAAAATTAATATCACCATTACTAGCAGTGGCTAAATTAGCAGAACCAATAGTAGCACCGTTAATTGTAGGAGTTGTTAAAGTTTTGTTTGTAAGTGTTTGTGTTATATCTACAGCAACTAAATCTTGTGTTCCGCTATCTCCACTGTTAGGTAATCTTAACGTGTTCGCGGCACTAGCTGAGTGTGGTTGTGGTTGTAATGTTTGAAAGTGAGCATTAGATGATTCACAATACATTTTAAGAGATGCAGGTGAGCCACTGTTTGATTTAAACTCAATAACACCGCCTAAAACTGTAAGATCATCACCGACTGAAAAATCACCATTTGTTGTTAATCCTGTATCAGCGACATGTGTTATGTTTATGTCTTGATCATCACCAAAATTAATTACTGCACCATCTGCTAAAAATAAATCTGAAAACTCCAATGCACTAGTACCTAATGCGGCACCATCTGATGCGTCTGGCACAAAAGCTGTGGTAGCAGTTATGTTTGCTGCTTGAAAATCTCCAGACATGGAAATGTTATCACTGGCATCCTCGAATAACATTTTACTAGCTGGTATCGTACAAAATACATCTTTGGTTCCCGAACTAAAATTAACAGCGCTATCGCTGTTAGAGCTGGATATAACTGTTGTTCTTGTTAAGTCGGAACTATCACCATCTAAAGTTCCTAAACCTACTTCAAATTCTGCTTGATCTTGGTGAGCTATACAATAATAAGTTGTATTAGAATTACCAATTCCAGCAGCGAAAGTTTCAAAACCTGTTACTGCACCACCTAATGATACAGCGCCTGTCCCTGTTGTAGTTGTAGTTTCTTTTACTCTGTCGTTAATTACTAACGCCATTTGATTTCTCCTATGCTAATCTTAATATAGCGTTACTTGCATCAGCGGTAGGAAACTGAATTGTAAAAGTTCCACTGGTAGAAGTTTTGTCACCACCAAAATCTAAAACAGCTACAGCTTTATTTGATTGAGAGCTGTTGTAAATTAAAGCTCCTCTTGCCGTAATTGTTGCAGAGGTGAAAGAAATATCAGCGAAATCACAAATAGCAGTTGTTCCAGAAGTTGTAGGTGTTACACTTGTTAAAGATCCTCCACCTGAACTGTAGGTTCCTGAATCAGATACCTCATTTGAGGTACTGAACGCAGTTGTGCTAGCACCTAATGAGGCACTACTTGTGTATAAAGCTATCTTAAAAGTATCTCCAGAACTCGCTGTAAAGTTGTGTGTTCCTACTAATAACTCTTGTTTAAAACTTGTACAAACAGCTTGACTTATTGCCATGTTTTATTCTCCTATGGGTTTTTAGACTGCAAAGGAGTTCTAAGAGCCCCATGCATATATTCATCTCTTCGGTGTCTTCCTTGTTGTTCTATAACTAACTCTTGAAGAGCACGTTGGTATGATTGTTCATAAATTTGCAGCATTTGAGCTGGTCCCTTCAAAAACTTGAAGGCTTCTGCAAGACATCCGTAAAGTAATAATGATGGTGCATTATCACCTAACCATGAGGTACTATTTGAACTAGACAGTCTTGTTGGTAATCTAGTTATACCTAATTCTACGTTATATGCTAGATCAGGAGTGGGCGCAACATAAATTGTATTGTGGTCCCACCAGGCCCAATATCTAGGTTCTGCAGTTGCAGTCCTATCTGGCCAGTATTCATTCATATAACTTACATCTCTTTGTTCTAAAAAACTTCTTGTGGGTGTTCCTGAAGGTGCAAATATTTGCATTGTTCTGACAGTTCCTAAAGAGGTTGGTTCTGGTCTACCACCACCAGGTAATGACAAAAATGGGTTACTAGCTGTTAGATTAGCAGTTTGATGAGACTTGAATACATCAATGTCTACATCTCTAAATATTCTATTTTCTGCATGCTCAATAAAATCATTAGTTATGGTAGAGGAAAGAACATCTGTGCTAACCTCTGTGTAATCTAAAATTTGTTGAGTTAATTCTGAATAAGTTACAGCCATTATGATATACTCACTGTTACCCTGCCTAATGTAGCAGACATCAAAGGTGGTTGTTTTTTTGAAACCTGCATTGAATCATTATATTCAAAAAATCCTGAACCGCCAACAAAAACTGTCATAGGTTCTAATCTAGCAGGTCTAGCATCTTCTATACTCTGTGCATCTGAAGAATGTCTTTGTCTCTCTAGTTGTGGATGTTTTTCCTCAAACTCAGATTTATGAACTAAAACACCACTCCACTCCTTACGCATTTCTTTATAAGGATACTGCATACCGCTTCTATCTGATATCGCTTGTGAATATTTACCAGTTGCTTTTGGCATTAAATGTAA